GGCGGGCCATACTGAGTTACCCATACTGGGAGTGTTTGATCTGCTGTTCCTAAAACGGCGACTTCGCCGGTAATAGAAACAGAGCCTGCTACAGTGATAGGGTTGACTACATCAACATACACTGGAGTAGAAATGTCATTTGAAACAATCACATGAAACGGACTGGGTTCAACAACATTAACATCCACAGATTCATTTTCTACGGTGACTTCAAGAGGGGAACTTAAAGTAACTGCATCCAAAGAAACAGAAACGGGCGAATTTAGGATGGTGGTTAAAGACTCATTACCTGTAGTACAGGGCATGAGAGCTACACCACCTTGAGAGGGGGAGAGAATTCCAACGTTGGAAGAGACTGGACTTATATTTGTAACAATGAGAAAAGTCCACTGCGATCCCGTCAGAGGGGGTATGTCGAGAGGACAAATCTTTATATATTGCAAAGGGCCATCTAAAGAATTAAAATTCGTGCCGAGGTTGGTGAAACTGCCTTTGAGAGAAACAGTTTTAACACCAGAGTTTGCGTCATCCTGCCAAGAGGCAATGCAAAAAGCATGGCCGTAAGTATCTAGGTCTAAAGAAAGAGGTTCTCCAGAGAGATCTATATTAGTAGGGTCAGCGGTCCAGCAGACAAGGAAAGATCCACTTGTCGTGCCGGATTTACGAATCAAGACTAGCTCATAGTCGAGATTGTAGAGAGAGGCGGCATCAGGGCCACCTTCAGCAGAGTAGAAGCCTATAGGGACGGCTGCTGAAATGCCTGATCCAGTAGTCCCAGGAAACGTAAAGCAGTTGATGCCTTTGTAATTAAACAAAACAGGCACTAACGGACTAGCCATCTGAAATTCTGAATCTTTGTACTCTTGAGATTTAGGTTCAACTGAAACTGTAGGTCGAGCAACAGCATAGAAATCAGGAACTGGCATCAAATAAAAGAGTTGAAAATTCGGTGCTGCTGAAATGAGAAATTTTGAGACGACAGTTCCATTATTATAAGCAATGGAATACATGCCAGATTGGTCTCCAGAACGGACGCCATTGTATGGTATTTCAGCCATATAAGGAAAAGTGACATCAAGTTCAGGCCAAACAGCTTGATGAGTGATGGCCATACTGTTTCCAGCTTTAAGGTCATCGCCGGTAACTATAGATGCCAGGCCATTGAGA